AGCGGCTTGTTCTTCTTCTGGCGTTTTAGCTGTAGCTAATTTACTAATACCTGCGATTTCTTCACCGACTCCCACAGGAGCTTTAATAACATCGCGAAGGATAGAGACTGGAAAATCAGCAGCAGTGTGAACTGCTCTTGATGCTAGAGATGGTTCTTTAGGTGGAGTCCATCCAGGATACATTTGGTCTAGAGCTTTTCCAAATTCTTCAGGAGAAGAATCAGGAGCTTCTAATTGATGAAATGCTTGAATTATCTCTCGATCATTAGCATCACCAGCTTCTGGATAATCTTTACGAAGCTTTGTGCCGATATGGGATAGATAAGAATCTAGCCTTCTTTGTTCATGACCCTTTTGTAATTCTTCAGATGGCAGAGGAAGAATAGATTCAACTAAGTCTTTTTTAGGTAAATCTTGTTCTCCATATGTATAACTTGCGCCTGGCATTTATTGCTTATTTTTCCTATTGTTTTCTATAATAGAACGTAATTTTTCACCAGCTGTGGGTACTTTAGGTGTTTCTACTTTAGCTGGAGGATTTTGAAGTGTTGAAGAAAGACTATAAGCTTGACGAATATGAGCATCCGTTAGATCAGCAATTTCATCAGAAGTATAAGCTGGATTGCCCATTATATCCATTTTACCTGCTAATGACGTAGCAAATCTAGCTGCTTCTCGTTGAGCTTCTAATGCTTGTTTTTCAGTAAGATGGAAATTCGCAGCAAGCTGTGTAATTCTCTTTGCGATTAATTTTTTAGCATCTTCAGTTTTAATCTGTTGTTTCTGTTTCCAATCCTGCATATTTAAGAAACGTTCACGATCAGCATTAGCACGTTGTAAGTCCGCGAGTTTTTCAGATTGAGATAGAGCTAATTTAAAATTACCTTTAGCAATTTCTTGCTGAATAGTCCCTTGAAGAAGATTTTCTTTTAACTTCATAAGATCAGCATCTTTTTTATCTGCTTCTTCTTGTTTTCTTATCATTTTCTCATGGAGAATCGCGGGTGCCTTTTCAGGAGAACCCATTGCATAAGCAAATGATAACAGAGGATTTGGAGACTCAGAAACAGGACGATTTTCAACACCTTTAACTAATTCCTGATATTTTCCTTGATAGTCTACATCTGGATACTGTGATAAGAGAGCATTTAATTGTGTCTCTGCTTGATTAACGTTTTGATCATATGGTTCTATACCCGCTGGACCTGGAGATGCTTGTTCAGCAGGTTGCATCATTGGGGCACTTTGTTCTATTGGATTCCCCTCTGGATCAACTGCTTGTTGAAAAGTTTTAGGCATTATTATCTCGTGTACGCGGGTTGAACATTACGAAATACATCAAAACGCGATTGTCTTTGCATTGTTGGTAGAACTGGATTAACATTGGGCGTCATAGAGGTTTTCATCGGGGCACTACCAGCTTGCATAAAAGAAGGATATGGAGACGGAGGTTTTAGAGTTGAAGGAATTCCACTAAAAGGTACACTTGATTGTGTTCCCTGTGGCTGTTGAGTATTTTCTGGAATCATTGCTCCTGCTGTTCCTGCTGCTTGACCAATTTGTTGCCAAGTTTTAGCAGCACCAGTTTGATATCCTCCTTGCTGTTGATCATTCAGATACGCTTGCATCCTTTCACTCACCATTTGTTGAGCGATAGGAAGAACCATCTGATAAAAATCACCTTTAACACCTCGTTGTAGAGAATCAGTAGCTCCCTGTGCAGCGGATGTAGCAAAGATACCAGTTCCTGACGTTCCCTCGGGGCCAGCTAAACCAGATTCAGCAGCTTGTTGGTTAACATTTCTTCCGAATTGTTGTCCTTGTTCTGCAGCATTAGTCATAATTTTCTGCCCATAGGGAGAATTTATTAAGTTATTGAATAAATTTAATGCTTCTTCACTAACCGCACCTGGACCGAAATGTTGTTTTAACCATTCTGGATCAATATGCTTGCGCTTGCCCCCGAGGATTCCTCCTGCTAATGAAGCTGCTGCTAAAACTAATGCTGCTGGACCCATTTATACCTCTTAGAAATTAGTAATTGTAACTGTAAGTTTTGTTTCAGTGATAGCGTATCCTTTAGGAAAATCTGTTCCACGTCTTTGTAGTAATGATATTGAAGGTGTTCGGCCAGCATTCGTAAGTGCTGTTACTATTGAATTAAACCAACTAAGAGCAGTAGCTGCGTTTCCACCTGCGTTTAATTGAATAGTATATCGTTCTGGACCGAAAGATATAGCTCCATCATTGATATTAACGCCTGCGGGAAGGATATTATCTATATCATTCTTAGAGTCTGTCGCAACCTGATCTATTGTTGCTTTTGCTTGAACTTTAGTTGGCATTATTCTTCAGTCCATTCAATTTCAACAGATAACGTAACAGCAGTAGCAGGAGCAGCTCCAAATGCTAAAGAGAGAGCCTGCGTTGTTCCTCTCAGTACAATAGGTCGTGTCTCACCATAAGTGCCGAATATCCACTCCACATCATCAAAAGATGAACCATCAACAACGGTACTAGACTTTTGTATATGGCGATTACAACCAACTGTACCTACTAATGTTCCCTCTGTTGGAGCAGCTGTATAAACTTGTACTAAACTAGCTGTAGAAGCTGGATCATTGGAATCATGTGGGATTGGAGTAAGAGTTGTAATAGTTCCACCTGTTGGGGCAGTAGACCATTTCTCGACTACAATTGAGTTAACAGCTAAAGTTGTTAGAGTTTCTCCACTAACTCTAATATGCCATACCTTCACTGTTTTTGTTGAAGAACCTGCGATTACAAAGAACATTGCAGCACCTGCTGCTGCTACAACGTTTGCAGTTGTTGCAGCTCGATATGTAGCTCGTTCTCCAATATAGGTTCCGTCACTTCCGTAAAGTGTTACGCGAGCTGCTTTACTAGTGGGATCAATAGTTAGTTGATCAGTGGAAGCTCCTGATTTTATTATAGCCATATTTTATCCTATTAAATAATTAATCTTAAATTTATCTGCAATATAACCATCTTGTCCACGGGCATAGAGCAGAAATTGTCCCGCTCCTGGACCAAATTTTAGATCAAGTCCATCCATTTCTAATTCATCTAAATCTTTTCCTGTTGGTGCTTCATATGCAACTGTTCCGATAATCATAGAATTAGTTAAGACATCAGTATCTATTATAGTAAAGGATGCCTCGGCTATGGGAGTAGTCCCGAAATCAATTTCAGTTTGTTTGATGTTAGCACGAGTAACTATACCGAAACTACTTCTTCCTAATATAAATCTCGCATTTTCAACAGCAATAGATCGTTGAGTTGAAGTTGTTGTAGTTACTACACCAAATGAGACTTTTCCACGAATTGGTGTAATACGAGGAATAGATTTTATACCATGTCTAATAACAGACATTATGTAACCTCAACACCAAAGATATTAAAACTAAGTGTTGCAAGAGTTGCATAAACTCGAATAATATCTGTTGCAGCCAGTGTAATTCCAATAGTAAATGTATCTGTAACGTTAGCACCTATAGGAATATCATAAGCAATATATTGTTTATTATTATCAGCAGCACCCGCGACTGCAACAGAAATTCTGTATGAAGTAGGTGTTGCACTTCTATTTGTGATTACTACTGAACTCACTGTTACACTAGTTCCACCTGGAACCGTATAAGAATCCGTTAGACTTGCAGCCGTAGGATTTGTTTGAGCTAAAACTTTTAGGGTATCCGCCATTTATGCTCCCATTGTTGCAAAAATTCTTGAAAATCCAGGAACAGCTGGTAAACTATCCGTTGTATACGCAATAGTCTTTCTTGTTGGTCCGACTGTTTGTGTTAAATATGCTCTACTTCCGTCCCACTCCATTGCTCCGGCTAGTGCTGTTGTAAGATTTGTTCCAGCTGTGAATAGTATAGGAGCTTTTGTTGTGGTTCCTGCAGCAAGTTCTAGAATATGTGTTGGTGTTACAGCATCTCCTAAACGTAGTGGTCCAGTATGAATACTAGGTAAATCAGTAACAGTCATATAAATAAACCATTTATTTGTCGCAGAAACTGTACTAACACGATAAATGCCATAAAAACTGGTAATCGCTCCGGCACCACTTATTGTTGCTGGAGCACCGAGAGTATCCATATAAATACCAAACATATTAGAAACTGTAGCTGTTTGTGTCGGGCTAGAACTTGATACAAGTTCAATTGCACGAATAGACCCAATCGTAGAAGCACCCGGTCGCAGTGTAAATGTACCACCTTGCATGAGCGTTGCGCTCCCGCTACCACCGCATCCACATTCAGCATTCACACCAGTAATTTGATTGACTACCGATCCACCACCCAAAGAGGGAACGGCGGTCATGTTGATTCCGAGAATAATATTGTCGGTAAGCCCGCCTGGCACATTCGGCGTAATAAAAACATCAATCCCGGTGAAGTTTGGACTTCCAGCAGACCTAGATGGAGCACCGAAATTCTGGACAATCAGTGTTTTGTGCGCACTGCTTACTGATCCAGTACCGCCATGCGTCATCTTGAAGATTACAAAGTTTGAAAGCACGCCAGTTACGATCTTCTCGATATTCACCGTTCCCGTAGTTGAAGATGGAACTGTGCTTCCAACACTTAAGAATCCACTCATATGGAGTCCACCCGCTGGAATCGTTCCACCTGGTTGAACTCCAATAAATTGTCCTGTAGGACCATATTTTCGAATTAATTGTGTATGATCATCAGATGCAAAGTTTCGAATATTAGTAGTTGAGTCTGTTGCTGCTTGTGATATTGTAATATTACTTGTATCAGTTACAACTGTTACCGTTGTTCCGGCAGGAATACCTGTTCCAAATATCGCGTGACCAACTTGAACTGGACCGAATAATGCAGCTGAAGTTACAACAGTAGTTCCATTCGTAGTACAGTTTACAGTATAAGTATCGCGATCTGTCGTCGAAGAATGCTCAATTGTTAAAATACCCGAAAGTGCTGCTGTAGTAATATAATTAGGTCCGAAACAAACAAATGCTTTGCTATTTGTTGAATCAGTCCAATCTTGACTCATTGTAATTTGACTAGAACTATCAACCGATACAACAAATGTATCTTCAGTAAGTCTATAATTACTCACAGACTCGCGCACGCGCATACCAACTTTAATACCCGTTGTATTAGGTGTAATACCACTGACTATCGGACTACTTACAGTAAAAGTACCTGTTAATCCAGTAATAGCAGGATTCCATTGAATTAAACTTCCGGTTGTCGGAGCAGGTAATGTTCCTTTAGCTCCACCATACATAGAATATAACTCACGTCTTGTATCTCCACCATAAATAAAACCATCAATTTCAAAAGGTGTTCCAGTATGAGCACCACCAGAAGTTGGAGTCTTTAGGATACAAAAAGTATGTGTTCTATCTCTAGATGTAACACCTTGACTAAGACGAAGGTCCATTGCTGGAAACTGAATAACAGGCCAAGTATCTGTCATAGCATGAGTAGAAGCATCACGATTAGCAGCCATACTACCACTAATTTTAAGTTGAATCATTTTTGTTTCAGATTCATCACTAATACCACTATTATTCGCAACTACTGAATCAGAAAATGAATGTATACAACCAATATCAAGTGTTTTCTTTGTAAAATGTTGATAATCGGAAGTATCAGCAAAGATGTGATATCCCGTTGTATCTCCTTCTACTTCATTGAAGTTCGGAAAAATCCATTCTCTATTTACATATAATGTTCTACTAGCGAGACTTTCTTCAATACTGAAATTAACATTGACATATGTATTCGGTAAACCAGGAGGTGGAATAGTAGGAGATGTTAAAGCTCTTAAACCAAATCCAGTTTGAGATGTAGAGAAATAAAATGAGCCTGTAGGCGTTGAAATCTTAGCATCAAATATATTTCTACCATGAGCCCATTGATTAGGTCGGCCACTTAATTTAAGATAATCTGTTAAATCAAGTGATAAACCACCACCAACCGGAGATTCACCACGAGAAATAGCACCCATTTGTTGGGAGGTTTCCTCGGCGCGGTCGTCAAGCTTACGTAAGACTTCATATAGCCATCTTGGTATATCTTTAGAAATTAAGGAGGGCGATTTAGGCATTACTGTGTACTCCGATTAATTTCAGTGAGACTATCATCGGCAAGATATGTGAAGTTATTTAATTTCATTTGTTGTCCTAAATCAGCTGTGCTCGCGGAAGGTAATAAAACCTTCTGAATCTTTAGTTCAAGTCCTTGTTTTATATCGTCGAGTCCTTTAACTAAGAGATCACCAGTCAACGTTGAGGGGTAGCCAGTGGCTAAGTCAACCATATTTTCATCAATAGCGGAACCTCTAAGCACTAGTGTTAGTGTACCATCATCAAATACCAGATTCTCTGTGCCATTAGCTGTGGCTGCTTGAGATATCGTAATATTACTATTATCTGTTTTAACAGTGACAATAGTATCTGGTAGAATCGTTGATCCTGTACTACGAACTTTCATTCCAACAACAACATTAGTGAAGGCTGCAGCCGAGGTGACTGCGGTACTACTAATTGTAGTTGTCGAAGATATAGTATAAGATGTTCCTGTAGCATGATGTAAGATATAAATTCTTTGTACAGCAGTATCTCTAGCATAACCTGAAGCGAATATTTTACGAGTACGAATTAGAGGAACAATAGGAGCACTTACTAGAGAATCAGAATCATTATGGACTTGATAACTAGCTGCCTGAGTATCTCCACTATCTTCTACATAAACTTTACCATCCGTTTGATGGCCTGTAAGAAGATAAGGAAGGCCCGCGATATGAGCTTCTGCTGCTGATCTCGCTGAAATTGAGAGAGGACCTGTTGCGGGTAAAAAGCCACCTTCTTTTATTTTATCTGAAGCATAGTGAAAGATAATTGCTCGTGTATTTTTGGTATGAGTAGCACCGTTTGGGCAATAAAAGAAAACAAGCCATTTTTCTCGGGGATACACACGAAATACACTTGTACCTAATGCAGTAGATTTAACAAGGTCTTGTAGTTTAATATCAAGATTTAATGGTCTAGCGGTAATACCATCTGTAAAATACCAACCGTTATAGCTCGCGTACGCGAGAACAACTCCACTATTAGATAAATCAAATAGAGTTGCTGCTAAAGGTCCTGCAATTCCATGATCCGTAACAACATCTTCATGGGCAATTCCTTGTTGAAATTCTATATCAAGCTCAGTTGGAAGGTAATTAACACGTTTAATGGAATCACGCATACCTACAATTAAAATTTGACCAACTTTACGGATAAATGTTATAATATCTTTTTTCTTAGAATTAAATTTTAGAAAGTAGGGTTTGGGAAAAGACTCAGGAGCATTAGGAATAGAATAACGAATAAGACTAGGATTAGATGCATCATTTAAAACTAATGATCCTTTAAATATATCTCCAGTAGAAGCTGAGGGAATGGTAAAATTAGCCGTATCATTTACGGTAAATCCAACTTGAGAACGATAAGTTACGATAGGATAGTAAGGACCATCGAGATTTATACTTCCTACATCAAGAGATGCACCACTATAATAAACAGTAACTTCAATATAATCAACTTTTAGGACTTGTGCTGCAGCTGAAAAACCTTTTAGAACAATAACTCTGAGATTTGAGATATCTGTTGGTGTCCACGTTTGTCCCCAAGGATCAAACTGACCACCCCATTCTTTAGCGAACATAGTAGTTCGATCAGAAACACCAAAATTACGATTACTAGATTTACTACCAGCATTATCTAACCATAAATAATAACCAGCAGTATTATTATTTCCAATACTACTTACAATAGTTACTTTAATTCCAGTTATACTGTAGCCGCTATAAGGAGAACCTGCACTAAATCCAAAACCAGATAGAGCTTCTTCCATCGTTGTTCCAGAACCTGAAACACCACTAGCGATTTGTCCACCACGATCAAAAAATCCAACTGTATTAGAAAATTGAGCTAATCCATCAGGTCCTACACCTGCTATAGTTGGAAGTTTGGTTCCTTGAGTAGTATTATCAAATTTAATATCTCTTACGGTATCCTCGATGGGCATCTTAGCGATTCTTCGAAAAGTCGCTAAAGATGGCATATTCGTAGGATCAGAATAAGCAGCTACTCCTGCCGTAATAAAAGACATATAGATTCCCCAATGTGTAGCACGATTAGTACCATTGGTACCATCATTCTTAATTGTGGGAAATGTTATTCTAATAAATTGTGTAGCATATGTAGTTATCTGAACAACAACCGCTCGTCCTTCATTAGCCGTATAACCTGCTTCAATATCTGGTACATCAGGATTATCAGATGTGAGTATTTCAGTAACTAGAAACCAATAATATCCATTACCGAGAACAGAAGACCAACCAGCACCATTTTGAACTGTAATTGTGGGTGGTGATGTAATAGGTAATAAACCAGCTGGCCGACCAATTAAGGTTTCAGGTACAGTTCCAGTTGGAAATTGTTTCCAAAATAATCGGACAACATTTCCATTTTTGGGAAGTACAAAGAAACTATTTTGCCATTGAATTATATCAAGAGTCTCAGTTCCTAAGTCTTGAAAAGATAATGCTATTCCAGCATCAAATGCCAGTGTTGTACCTGTTAATGTAGAGGTTGCTGCTTGAGAAATAGTAATTGCTGTACCCGAATTGACTATAGTGACATATGTACCATTTGGAATTCCAGAACCAGTTATTCTTGTACCTACAATCATATTAGTAAAAGAACCGGCTGGCGCACCATCTATAGTTGTATTAGAATGAGTATTAGCAATTACAACTCCGGGACCAGTAATAATAGAAAATACACCTGTAATTGCTGTAAAATCACTCTTATATAAGAATGAATTTGTACCATCACCTTGAGGCCATGCAATTAATTGATCTGTTCTCTGATCGAAAGTTAATTGAGCAAGTCCTTTAAGACCAGCACTAAGAGGTGTTGAGTTATATATAGTTCGCCCAGGAGCACGTTGAATAGATGTGTCATGAAGACGATAAACACAATGATCAGCTTGCTGTACTTCTCCGGGCATTAATAATGCAGGATGTCGGGCTGTGACCACGCCACCATTGAAAAATTCAGTTATAGGTGTAGGCATTAGTTACCAGCCGTAATCTGGAAATGGTGTAAATGCACCATTAGACCAGAGAGGCATTCTAAAGTCATTATTCATTTCCATTTGAGATTTCATTCGAACATCTTGATCTTCAGTTACTGCTTCATCACTAGACTTAGCTTTTTGAAGTCCTTGAAATGCTTCAGCAGCATAAGAAGCGGGATCATCAAATCCTTTTTTAACACTAAGTATCAGAGATCGACAATAATCTAAGAACTTATAGAGATAAACACTATCCATATCAATTGGATCAGCTAACGCATCAAATTTACGATAATATTGTACTAATAAAGTATCTGTTGCGCTTGGAATTCTGTATAATCTTAGACGATAAACTCCTTTATTCTGAGTTAGCGGACTTACAGGATTAAAAATAGTATATAATTCTGGAGAACCCTGAACAGTTTGATCTAGAGTAATTCGATTCCAATCACGAGGTCTAACAAACATTAATGGCCACTTAAGAGTAGATGTAAATCTAACACCATAATGCTTATAGAAATCCGTTGGAAGATTATAATCTTGAACTCCAATTCGAACTGGAATAGTTCCACCAAATGTTAATGTGACTGTCGATGATCCAGTTGCATTATTAGATAGAGTTATCTGATTAACCGTTCCGTCTGATCCTCTTGTATAACTTAAGATTGTAGTGCTCGCAGGAATTCCTGTACCCGTCACTGTTATTCCTATATTAATTCCATCAAAAGCCGCTGTTACGGGAGCAGAAATCGTTGGTAAACCTGAAGAAGTCACACAACTGTCAACAGTAAAATTATTAGAAACATCCTTAAGAAGAAATTCCCAATCTTTTTCATTCTGCCAATCAATAAAAGCTCGAAGTAATATCTCTTCGGCAAGCGCGATATTGTCTCCAGTACCGCCACCACCGATAATTCTAGATATATATAATTTCGCGTTGGTTCGCGATATAGATAAATTTACATTTCCTGGACTGGAAGGCATTCTTTCTCCTGCTGTTTCCTCGCGGTCAGCTTCCTAAACTCTGCGTTAGTCCCAATCTTAACCATTGGAGCTAATTCACGCTTCTGAGCATCTTTTAATTCTTTATAAAATTCGAATAAACCTGGAATTGTTTTTTCTGGTGTTCGATTATTGAGAACCCATTTCCTAGCATTTTCACCAAGTCTTTTTCTTAATTCAGCATTTTCAATTAATGTACCCATTTTCTCAACGAATTCATCAAGTGAGTTATATAATAATCCTGTTTTTCCATCTTGGATTTCAAAATAAGGTGCTACATTTGCAGCAATCGTAGCTTCGGGTTTATCCCAAATTGAACCTTCGTACCATTTGATAGCAGATTTACATCTATTAAATCCATTATCAGAGAGTACACATAAATTTATATCAATATTAAGTAATCCTCTACGAAGTTTATAAGATTGGTAAGGCGACCAAGAATGATATTCAATCTTATCTTCGGGAATTATATCGTGAATCCAACTAAATTTAGTACCATATATAACCCAGGTTATATTAGGATATTTATCATTTACAGTTTTAAGAGCATCACGCATAGGATACCAATCTACATAATGTGATTGTGATCCTTGCCATAGAATTCGAACATTATGATCTGTTCTAACAACATCAAATTGTTCATAATGCCCTGGTATAATTGTATTAGGAAAGACGTAGACATTTTTTTGACCAATGACCTCTCGAAAATAATTAGCTAATGGTGGGGTGGTTACTGTAGCTCCGTGACAGGTTCGAACTATTTCATGTCGAATCTTAAGTTCTTTGAGATTACGTTCAATATCAAATAGAATAAGACCGTCTTTAGTTATCTTATCTTCCCATAAAATTTCTCTTTCACCATCAGGATTTTCCCATTCAATTATATTTCCTGGTTCTAGAAATTTTTCATCAGGATATGATCTCACCCCGAGGTAAGAAAAGGTCGGATTCATTGGGTGAACATAATCAGAATTATCATCTACGTCATATATAACAATAGGGGGAAACTGTCTTTTACCATCTATTCTAATCCCAGATTTCATGTTCTTTATGGTTTGTAATTGATATAAGACAGTCTCCCCCATCAAAGAATAAAATATACAAACATCTGAGGTTAACATGGCACGAAGATCATCATCACCACGTTCACCTTTATCTTCGTATCCGTATGCGTATTGTAATTTTTCTAATTGTTGAAGCGGAACATTTATCCTGTAATACTGACATGCGTTAGGATTACGTGCTCTATTAGTAGCCCAAATATACCAATCCATTTGAATCCTTTCTAAACCATTATACTTGTTTTACCACGCATATCATAGTTCTTGAGTGGTCCCGATAAGAGAGCAAAAAAGAAATCACGATTAAGTTTAACATGACCATCAACTGGATCAGTTTTATAAAGAAGTCCATCATCCATTAATTTACCAGTCTCAGGATCATATCGAGAGAATACAGAAACCACCGCACTCCATACAGCTTGATCAATCTGTGCGATATATTGAAGACTTCTATCTTCATTAAATCCAGTTGTTCCTAGTTGACCAAGTTTCTGAATAGTATTAAATTTATTCTTATGAGCAATTCGTGCTTCTGCTACTTCTTCAAGACGCGGAACTCGTTGATGTAAAACATTAGGATCAAGAACTTCAGATAGCAAATTCATGTGATAATGTTCACGAGACTTAATTTTATTAAGTTTAATTTCTGCTTTAGTCACGAGATTTCCTTGCTTTCGGGTACTTTATTTTACCTTTAAATTTGGGATAATTATATTTAGGTGCAGTTCGGATACGACTGCGAGGAGACTTACGACGACCTCCTGTATTCACTCCTTCACCTGGAAGGACACCAAATTTATAAGATGTATCCATTACGCACCGTGAACTTTCTTAAGACGTGGATTTGCTTTCTTCGCACCAGTAGAAGCTTTCCTCGCGCCAGCAGCAATTATAGCTTTACCACGTTCTAAACTAACACCAGCACCCGCAGCAGCATGTTCAGCGGCTGCTTCAAATCCAATATGCTTAACTCTACCTTTGGGGCTTTTACGCATTAGTCTAGTGCTCCAACTTTTCCAGGAACGGGATTCGTATTACTTCCACCAGATTTATTTCGTTGATCACCTGGGTCTGATAATGTACCCGTTGATGGATAAGAAGGATTATCTCCATCTGTAGGCATAGCAGGTGCAGATTCCGCACAAACATATGGTCCTACAGGTGTTTCCCAATCGGCGAGAACATCCCCAGGTTTTGCATGATACATATCCATAATTATTTCCTCACATCCACACCATTAGCAAATGGTACGGCTGTTGGCATTGATGGGTTATCACCATCCCAATCACCATCAGAGTTATCAGGATGCTCACCAGCTGTGAGTGCTTTATCATCTATAAACTCGGCTGGATTCCCACTTACAGCAATCCCACCAATGAATGGTTCAGGACGACCTTCAGCGGGTTGTTCTTTTTCGGTGTAACCTAATTGTTTCATAACTTACCTATAATTAGGATAGGAGGCCACATAGAGTGGCCCCCATCCAATTACTCTATGATTATGTCACAGAGCTTTTTGCGTTGATATTGATTATACGACCGTTTGCAAGTTCATTTAGAACTTCGAGGGTAACTTCACCCACGATTATACCTGCAACGGAATCACCACGCTTACCAACAAGCTGATGAACCATAGGACGTAACCAAGCAAGACGGTTCATATTGCGTTGTAGGAAGAAGGCGTTTCCACCAGTTCCAGTTGCAGACGCAGTAGCACTAACCAGACTTGTCGATTCAGGAACCCAACGATCGAGCACAACTTGAATTAAACCGAAATCCGAATCATAGAAATCAATTGCGGAAACCAGTTTCTTATCCACAGCAGCAATGTTGCGAGCATGAGGAGTACCAGCCGCAGCACCAGGAACTGTGAACGCACTAATTTGACGTTTCACTTTAGGAGAAACATAAACCTGTTCGGGGTTTCCGCCAGCTTTATAAATCTTCTCCAGCATATCATTGAAATCGCCCGCTGCTAATTGACCGTCGTGAGTAGCATCACCGGCACTTAAACCAGCGTTTACACCCGCGTATGCGGTATTAGTAGCAAGAAACGTATTAAAATTCTTCATAACACGCGCATTAGCTGTACCAGAAGCAGAAGTACCAGTTGCGGTAGTTAGATTAGCAAAAACCACCTTCTCTAACTTAATCGCAAGACGCTTCGTTGCTTTTTGAATTTCATAAGCATAAGCATCGCGGAACCCTGCCGAGTTAATCGCGCGTTGCGTTTCGGACACACCAATATCCTGACGCAGAATTTGTGTAACATTAAACACACGGCTTGGTGTAGTTGTCGAATCATACGTATAATCCGCACCTTCAGCCGCGCCATCCGTTGTAACAGTACCTAGTGTATCAATAGGCCATTGATGATAAACGTGTTGACACGTCACCTTTGGAGCCTGAGATACCCAAGGAGTGTCCCAAGGATCAACATTGGTGATTTGGTCTAATAAATCTTCTTTGTTAACACCGACACCGGGGTTAAAACCAAATTTATAAGAGCCAAAATCACCGGCAACAGAACCTGCCATATTGATTTACCTCTTAATCAAACCAAGGACCTTTTAAGTCCTTACCAATAGTTAACGCCCTCCATCTTGTCCCTAGTCCTGTAGATTGCATTTCACGTGCAGCTGCTTCAATTTCTTCTTGTGAAGTTCCAGTAGCAGGTGTTTCATGAACACCACTAGCTGCTGTCGCTAACACACCAGCATCTTTACGTGCATTATCTACAGCTTCTTTACGCACTTGATCGGCAGCAGATAATTGAATTTCTTTCTTTTCATCTTCTGCGTTCTTAGTTGCTAAAGTTTGACTGTCTTTAGCTTGTTGATATCCTCGCCAAGCTAATTCAGTGGCACCCTGTTTATTTCCTTCTGATAACATTGCTCGAACTGCTGGCCCAAATGTTGGGTCAGATTGAATGAACAAACTAATTTCATCAGTGAATTTCACAGATTCAGGATGATGTTGACGCATATAATTTTCAACTTTAATCCAATCATCATTTTCTTTTACAGCTTTAGCATCGCGCTGTTTAAGATACTCTTCAACGGTGTTTTTAGCGATTTCTCGTGATTGCTTATTGAGAGCTTCTCGAAGATCAGAAATATTCTGTTCATCTAGAGTTCCGCCCTCTTGTACAATCTTATTAAGAACCGTATCTAATTCCTCCACACTTATTGTTTTTTCCGGTTGTCGGATTTCTTGTGTGGGTTGAGGAGTTGGTAAAGCTGGTTGAGAACGGAGTCGTGCTAATTCTTGTTGTGCTTCGTCTCGTTCTCTGAATGCTTGCTTTGCCATTTCTACCGCGTGACCGACGCCTTTTATTGATTCAGCAGGACTCGTATATTTATTTAGAATCAAGCCAGATTTAGGATCACGTAAAGACTCCCAATCAATATCGGTTTTTATCACGGGTTCAGCAGATTTCTCAGTTACAGGCGGGTTGTCCGTTTTAACTGTAGCTTCCACTGGCTTTTGTTCTGTTGTTCCCTCGCTGCCGGGTTGTCGCGGTGGAGGGGGAGATGCTTCAGACCAATTAATTTTATCCATCGGTTCCATAACTTCAGGATCAACAATTTCTTTAGCGAAACGTGCTAATAGGTCTGCTTCTGCGTGTGTCTGTGTTACAGGGTCCATTTTATTTCCTTGTGGGTTGTCCAGTCAAAGAGTGGATGCGGGAGTGGGAATCGAACCCACCGTGTTTGGGATATGAACCCAACGTGTCCATCAGTTCACCTTCCCGCATTAATATCCGCCTTTATTCGCTTTTCGTTGTTCTGACATAGCGATGGCGATTGCTTGTTTACGATTTCTAACTTGTGGTCCTGCTTTAGAACCAGAGTGAAGCTCGCCATGCTTAAACTCGTGCATGACTTTCTCGACTTTATTTACACCACGTATTTTGGGACTTTTACGAGCCATTAGTAATCCTCTTCAATATTTTCTTCTTCAATTATTCCAGTCATGGGTTTAATTTGACCTTCACGTCTTAATATATCATAGCGATCTTGATCAGTTAGACCTTCATTAATTCGGGCTAATCTCTCAAATTCTGTTTCTTGTATAAGTCTAGCGAATAAAGTTAAGAGGCCATCTATCATTACAATACTACCCCGAATAAAATCATCAGAATATTCTCGTTTTCTAGTGGATGATGGATTAAGTAATCTAGTTGCTAGACTTTCACGCATTCTCTTAAGATATGGTTCGAAGACATCTGCATAGCTTGGAGAATGAAGAACATATTGAAGATGTCCTATTTGCTGATCATCTAATTTTTTAATATCAAATACATCTTGAAACTTCGACATATTTGCCTTTCTACGTGCCCGGCAGTGTATTTTGTAGTGTTATAGGTTTCTGTTCACCTGGCATAGATGGTAATGGTAATGGTCCTGTTCCCTTTACTATCTGCCCCGAGGAAGGGACAGCATTTAATCCTTGTCCACCTGAAGCTTGATCCGCCATATTCGCTAATTGAGGTTGTCCTGCGAAGATTTCATTAATATTAGGAATCTCGAATTCGCGAAAAATACCACGGAAGAAATTAACTGCGTTAATTTGACCCATCGCCATTTGACCTATTGGGGAATTTAAGGCTTGGAGAAGTTGAAGAAGCCTTTCTTGTTTCATTCCTTTTGATAAAGCAGAGGTTGCTCCAACTGCACGAGCAGCGTAATTAGGAACTAGGTCATAATCATCAAGATATTCACGAGTTCCAACTATAGGTTCAAGAGTAACAGGATCGAACATTGCTGCGTCACCGAGAATTAAGACTTCAACGGGTGTATCAAGGAATTGTTTATTAAGAGCTACAAACATATTAGCTTCAGGTTCGAGAGTCATTTCTTCATAGATACGAGATTCTAAGAGTAGACGAGTTCCGGCTGCTTCTCGACGACCAATAAACTCACGAGCAGTTTGACGATCGCCTTGTAGACCTTGAACGGCGTCGTCAACTATACCTGTTCCCATCTGAGTAAACTCACGAATTTGATTAATCTTCGTGTCTGCGATTGTTAAGCCATTTAATTCAGACTGCATCGGAGAAACAAAGGTAGATGGATTACCATCCCCCGCAATCCATCTCCCAGGTTTAGAGTATAGATTACGAGTGTTAAGATTTGCTCCACGGTCATAGAACCACATCGGATCAATTATAAGATCGGCGGCGTCAAGAGATTGGTTAAGGTAGCGATTACCTACAAGCTGTAATTTTTCAACAATCTCTGCTTTCCCTGGAGCATAGTAATAATGAGGGTCAGGTGTTGGTGAGAAATCGACAAAGGGTAATAGACCATGCCAAAACGGAATCGGTCTGTTCCGAAATAGATAACGACCATTGGCGACTGTTATTACGCGACGTAAGACTCCATCAGGGGATAATTCGGAGGGAATATCACCCCACATCTCCCATATTTCAATCGGACGTGTATACTTATCCATCATCCGAACAGATTCGTCGTCCATGCCTGAACGTACAGCGAATCTACGAATCATAGAAGCTTGATCTGCTCCCTGATAACCAACACCACCTTCAAATTCTAAACGTCGAACTTCGTTTTTATCGAAGGTTTCCTCGCTGGCGAGATACCTAACATCATCCAGATCAAGGAAATATCGACGTATAAACCATTTCATGTCTCGTAAACGTTTGACTCCAGGCTGAGGGAAACAGTCTAGGAGATCAATTTGTTCTGTTATTGGACCATCGAAAGAGGTGATCTTACCTTTTTTGATGGATTTGACGACTCTACCTGAGATTGGGAGTCTATCAATGAATTCTATGATACGAACTTCTGATTTTCGTTTCCAACCGATTTGCATGATACTTTTACCATATAAATCAGCAGAGACAATAAAGTCCGTTTGTTTAAGAAAAGCATCATCATCTTTCATTTGAGCAGAGATGAGAGCTTCACGTTTACGAGCTATTGCAATATCATCAGGGCCGTAACCGAGAAAAGTAACGATAGGCCACATATTAAGGGAAGTGGCGGCTTTTCGTGCGGCGTCGGCCCAAATAGCTGAGAAAATAAGAGGGATATGAACGTTATTTTTGTGGGGATGAAATCGACCTGTCCAGGTACCACGCCATAAATCATAGAGACGAGGCCATTGATTGCGAATTCCGGTGAAATAAGATTCGGAGAGCTTTTTCCTGGAGGTCACAACGTCTACGATCTGATCACGATACGCTACTGTACCTTCGGCTTTTTGTATAATTATACTTGAAGATGTTTGAGACGAAGTTGTTAACATTTATCCTCTACAGGCTGTTTTAACCAGTCAGGTACAGCGAGCGTTAAAAAACGATTATTCGTGGAGGGAATACCATTGTTCTCACGAATATATTCAAAGAGATCACGAGTGAGTCTAACATCATTCGCACAATAATTAAAAAGTTCACCATAACGTTGTTCTTTCAAGAGAACTGTGATATTAGCGCCATGACCATTTTTACCACGGCCAAAAGCACGACGAGCCACAGCATCCAAGGTAAACTCGCCTTTACGACCGATAACGCCCATGTGCGCGTTCGCTTTGGAGATTTCAGCGTATATATCATAATGTTGTTTAATCTGCAGTTTCCGCCCGAGGACACCTTCGATAACAGGAATATCGAACCCGATGGTATGGAATCCGATAAGTAAATCGGCAGATTCCAGGTGCATTGCTCCGGCGAGGATAGTTTTGTCATCATATATCGACATCCATTTCTCAGTGTCATCCCAAATCATTAAGCAGGAAATACCACCTTCACCACGTTTTAGAGCGTCCCATCCTTCTTCGGGATTATCAGGTCTAAGGTCTGTATTAAGTTTACGAGTTTCGAGGTCAAAGACTAGAAGCTTCATAGCTTCCTTTCTATATAGGTTCTCTTGGTGATAAGTATATATCATAATCATCTACAGACCAGCCATGAGTGGGACCCATAGTTTCTTGAATTTCTCGGTTTTCGTCAATCATAGCGTATAGCTCTTGATTGGATACCGGACGGGAAAGCGATTTAAAGAATTCATCAGCAGGTGCCCAAGGATCAGTTCCACCTTCATATTGATAATCTTGACGGCTTGGACGAACCCAAATACCAGGAGTAAAGACATCTGAAGCAGCGTCGGCTATATCATTATGTTTAATCGTGTCAATTCGTAGAATTTGACTGAAGAACTTACGAACGACTGGAGGGATTATCCATTGACCACTGATGTCTTTATGGAGAAGAACTCGGACATAATTCTCAGCCCAATAACCTAAAGTTTGACGAACACGATCTGTCTTTTTTACTGTTCTATTAAGTTGCTTGAAGTTATTAGGGCTAAGAGTACAACCAGCACCATGAATGATGCTTAAAAGTCTATTTTTATAACTTCCGAATTTACCCATGCCCTCTTTTTCATCTGTAAGGGCTTTAACATATATTACTCTGCGACGAAGGTTGAGAAAGACTTTAATGAGTTCATCATTAAAATCTTCTTCTCGCCATTCATTTGAAGCTCGCATTAAATCGGTGTCGAGATAAATAAGACCATTTCGACGTGAATCATGAAGCCAAACTACAATCGCGGAGTCATCACCAGTACGAACTGTATTATGGGACTTAAATGCCGTATCAATGTGAACAGACGCAGATTCAATGATGGTGTCATAGGTAAACTCGTTATAGTCGATGAAAAGATCGCGGAGTTGGTGTTCGAGGATTGGAGCACGTTCTCCGGTTCCAGGATTATTTTGTTGCTGGCAGGCGAAGTCTTCGGGATCACGTCGTTTTGCTTCTGCAATTTTCTTTTTATCCCATAGTAGAGGATGCGTCGGTTCTCCCGTGAGTTCATCTTCGGTCTGCATGAAGTAGACATGCCATATTCCTTTCCCAAATGGAACTTTATCGAACATGTCGATATGAGGACAATCCATACCAGACCATGTTGCGATACCTTCTTCTCGAAAGTGCTTACCGGCAACATCATCATCGAAGTAGCGGGTAAGAACAAACATCATAAGACCGTTAGTTTGGAGAGCGTTATAAGAGGCATTGACAGCAGAATGAACTGCTCGCGCATATGCTTCTCGACCTTCTCGGAGTTTATTAATCGTGATAGGATCATCCCAACAATGAATTCGATGGTGATAACCTGTCATACCAATTCCGACAGCACTAATGTCGAAGGAAGGTTCGCTTAAGTTGTTAGATTGGCGAAATCCGTGATGGAGATAAGTTTTCGTCCATTCTTTGGCTCCTTTTCTCCAGTTTCCATAGAGCCAGCAGAACCAAGAGTCTCGATCTTCTCCTGACATAACGGCTTTGATAGCCATGTAAATATCATTAGAGAGCGGCTCAGTCGCGCTAGCTACAAGCGTAGACATGTCAGGTTCATCAAGATGAAGCCATAACATAGCTGATTTAGTGCCTGTAACTGTTTTGCCGAATCCTCGGGGCAGCACAATAGCCAGGTAATATCTATCGGTGCCACCGAGGAGACAATCTTCTTTCCATATAAGAAGATGCTCTTGAAGCCAAGTTAGATAGGGACCGTGGATGGTTTCGGAGAGCCAGCGAGGATGTTGGGGATGCTTACGAAAATAAAACTCTGCGCCCCAAGCTAGGTGAATAAACCACCAGAGGGAGCGGGGATGGGTTATAGTTTTCCCCGAATCATTAAACCATCTGTTAGGAGCGCAGATAGCTCGCCAAATATCACGTTCTGCGGTTAAATCCCAACGAATTTTTGTTTTTACTTTCATCTAGTCCAGATCATTACGTCAGGATCAATTCGCGTCCACCAAGTTTTACAATCTTCACAGACGAGAAATAAGTGTTCATCTGTTTTACCGAGTATATAAGAGGCAGATTTACCACAACCACAATAAGGGTATTCATCGTTAACTAGGGCTTTACGGGCATTTTGAAGCATCAAAAGGCCATAATTACGTCTATCCGCTACAGTCCTCAAAGTATCCACAATTATCACACCTTAATTTACAGTGAACATCTTTCATAGTTGAATTACAGTTCGGACACGGGCACATCGTTTCCTCGGGGCGGACCCCAATAATCTGCTTTAGAGATAGGAGAACGAGGGTCAGGTCTATTTCTATGGGTGTTATGGGCACGTTCTGCGAGAGCTATACGAGTAGCTGCTCCGAGGTCTGCGTTAGCTTCTTCGGCGGATTTACGAGCTTCTTTAATTGCTTCAGTACAATCTTTACAATAGCTTTGGTGGTAATAGTCAGGAGTTTTAACGAGGCCGCAATTACGGCAAGTCGATGAAAGAGGCATAGAGTTCCTTTTATCTAAGAGATATTTTGTTAGCCAGTCTACCATTATGCGTGATATTGAACGGATTCAAGCATTGTTGTTATCCAGTCTTGCTTATCTTCACGTTCGCGGAGAATTACTTTGTGGTGATAGGGTCCGTCGTCAGTATGCTCGACGACGAAGATTTCAACGCCATTAGGATTAATTTTCCAGTACATTTTAGAAGGTTCGCACCAACAATCGGTAGATAGCACATGACCAGCGGGGAAACTAACTAGGTGAGCTTCGTTTCGATTAGGTGAATCCATTATCATTTGTCCACCAACTTTCTCTTGATCGCGTTTGACCAAGATTCGAGTAATTTTTCGTGTTGAGGAGCATGTAAATAATCAAATAACTTACGTTCCCAAGCTAAAATTGCAACTTCTTCGAGTTCTAGAGCTAAAATTGATCCGATTCGGAGATAGAGCGACATATAAATATGAAGAAGCTCATGTATAACGAGAGTGACAGGACCATCTCGGCGAGGATCGAGGTAAATTCGGATGTTTTTGGCAAAAATGAGCTTATTTTCGTCAAAATCTTCTTCCCAGGTGCTTTTTCCACAATGATCACGGAGTTTTCGGTTAATAATGTGAGTGTCAGATCGTACTAAGAGCCTCCGAAGTTCCGTTAACAGGCGCAATTTGCTCATTCGCATCGGGTTTTTCCTTTTTAAATGCAAAATCAAGAGCTTTTATGGTTAATGTAGGGCCGACACCGACCATGATACGGGATAATCTGTCAATAATCTCCTGCTCATTCCTCGGCGGCCCCGGCCCGATGTCTTTTGCTTTAGCAATATCCTTGAGCTTCGCCCAAATTTGAATAGCGGAGAGACGAGTATCGGGGTGAGCACCAGAATTGAGAGCAATGTTCTTGACTTCTTTGAGCATCTTAAGACGAGTTTCCTCGTCATAATCTTCGGCGGCTTCAATTATCTCGTTACTCTCGTCTGAAGTTATAGTTTTAGCTATGTTCTGGAGAGTTTGGGTGTCTAGTGTTTGATTTGAATAGTCTGGTTCACCGTCTAAGATAGCTCGACGGGAAGGAGTTAAGAGGCCATCTTCCATTAACTCTATCCGCGCACGTTCAACTGTGCGCTTTGAGGTCTTAGTTCCTTCGATTGTTTCTTTAATTGAGGCGTTCGGATGCTTCTCAAGCCATTTCTTGACGAAAGTGGTCTGGCGAGGTCTGCCCATACGAACACGTTTCTCTTTGGGAGGACGTGGACCGATACCAAGTTCTTTGCGAGCTTGGGCAACGTTCTTCATAGAACACTGAAAATGCTTCATAATCTTGGGGATATGAAGGTCAGGATGTTCTAGGATGAATTTCTTTATATCTTCAATGTTTACAGGCACTTATGGCACTCACTTTTTGGTTTTGGGGTCGCACACCTAAGTACGCATTTGCCTCAACTATTTTGGGGACATACCCCTATACCTTCATTTTTTAGTTGACCGCAGCGCATGGGAGGTATATATTCATAGAGTGACGAGCGGGCAGTAGACCGCAACGTCCCCTCGGGTGGCACGGTTCATGTGACCGCGCTGCGAGAATGGGAATCGGGATACGGCGTAGATAGATACCGAATTCTCTTGACACGCTAGTCCCGCTCGTCTATGATGTTCACGTCGGAGCGAACACAGGATTGACAACTGAATAACGGTGCGCGTTGAATGCGTGGCATATCGCGAAAGGTAGAATGATATGCCAAGAGTCGCACAAGGTCCCAAAGGCATCGCAACGGCGAATCTCGAAGACGAGTACATTGTCAAGTTCGCTCGTCACTACCGGGATTCGAATGACGGTGCTCGAAGTGCCGCGAAAGCGGCTGGTATCACGGATGCTGCCAGAGCGACCGAGTACAACGCACAAGAGCGCGGGATTGCAAACTTCATTGTCAAGAAGGCAACGAAGCGGATTGCAAACCGCAAGGCTGGCAAACTCGCTAAGAGTGAGGATGTTTTCGCATCGCGACTCGATGCGGATATGCTCGCCGAAATCGCGGAAGCGGAGAACGAGCAAGAAGAAGCGGCATAGGGCGGAAGCAGTCAACGCAACACAACCCATGCCACGCGAACGCGCACCGAATGCACCGACCCTGCTATCGAAGATAGATAGCGGGGTATCGGTGTTTTCGTGTGTGAAATAAAGTTTTATCGGATCGTAAATCGGATTAAATCTAATCAAAAATTAGAAAATAATTCGATTGATGGAATGCCATGGAATGTTCTAAAGAAAGGAGATGCGTTATTCGATGCATTACATCATTTGCGTCGGAGTAAAAGACCTTGAAGTAAAAGGTTTGTATTACGCTGGCCGTGGTTTGTGGCGCAAAGAACTTGTGCTAGCTATGAAGTTCTATCACAAGATCAATGCTGAGAATGTACTCGCGCGAATCAAGAAGGAATTTGATCCTAACGCATTCATTATGAACAGGAGGATATGAATGAGAAATAATATCATTGCTCTTGTTGTTGGAGTTTTATTAGGATCAGTTATAGTTGACCTAATATCTCCTCCAAAACAAAAAGTTTTGAGGTCTGATATTCAATATCTTCAAGAACAAATTGATTCTCTCGGAACAGGTGAAGACGATCATGAGAGACGAATCAAGATACTTGAGTATCATCTCGATCAATCAGGAAATTGATCTGCTTCATTTGTTTCTGGTTAGGAGTTGTATGTGGTATCACTCTGTATGCAATCATTCTCAGTCACAAAAACTCGGGAGACAACGATGAAGTTTAATGGTGATGTGAGTCATTACAATGCAATCGACGCTCACCGTGAAAACATGAGACAGAATCATGAGCTGGATATCATCCAACTTATGATAGAGCTGCGCGAGGGTATCACAGAGCATTTCACCTTGAACTCTGATAACATGAATTATTGGGGTTCATTTGATGCTGATACAAAACATCATGAGTTAGGATTGAAAGCTGGTAGACTCAGACATCTTATTATTGAGATATGTGGGTATTGAAATGTCCATAGATTCTCTCAATAAGATGGCGGAACAAGAACACAGACTAACTACAATCATTTCATTTCTTGAGAAGATCAAAGCAGCTTGTGATAAACAACTCAAGAAAAGAAAATCTCCTCACGCATTACGTTTCTTTGGACCTGATCTCGAATCAGCAATTCGACTTGATACATTGCCATTGCTCAAGATCAAGCTCAAAGAAATTAAACGGAAACATAAACGGGAGATTTATAAGTATTATCTTGAGCTGAACAAAACTCAACGTCTCTCTAAAGCAGTAAAGAGACGCTCTAAAGACTTTGATCTTAACCCATTCAGAGAGGAATAAATGTCTCTTCATCAAGAGATTCTTGAGATACTAGACTATCATTCAGGAGGTATTAAATTCACTGAATTGATTGTTGATCTTGCCGCGAGACATCCGGTTGATATTGATGATGTTGAAGCTGTCATTCGAGAATCTAAAGACATCAAGATTCTCAATTATACTTGGCTCTCTGTTAAAAGAGCTAAGATGTTTATCTACACTCCATGAATAAACGGGCACATTTGGAACGGGATTGCCGTGTGTATAGG